CATCCTAACTTAGATTACCACAGGCATGTTGTAGGGTTTGAAGGTAATTATCACGGTGTTTTTACTGTCTCTTCTCCGCCCAATCAATATACAGAATTCCTTTCAGATGACGGCGTTGAAGAACGAGTATTATCTGTAAGCAACGGTCTCTTGTTCTGTAATACAGAAGATTCTAAACATAGGACCACTTCAGTATCTGGGGATGAAAGGCGTATTACAATCGCTTTTGATATTATTAATAAAAATACTAAAAGTTATGATTTTGATCATGCTGATTCAGATTTTATTAAATTAACGTAAAGAAGATGCAGGCGTTTAAATGAAGATACGTCCTTGGTTCGGTCCGATTAAATGGTACATGAAGCTCTGTGGATTTCAGGGGTGGACATCGTTTTGGAATGTCATTTATCTTGATCCTGAGCACATGGACGATGAGAAACTAATACGTCATGAAAAGAAACACTTAGAGCAAATTGAACAAGAAGGTCGCTTGAAATTTGCTGTAAAGTATATATATTACACAAGTAGATATGGGTATTGGAATAACCCATATGAAGTAGAAGCAAGAGAAGCAGAGACCCTATGAATCACACATTAAATTTTACAACAGAAGAACTTAATCTTATGCTTGGTGCACTGGGCGAATTGCCTGCAAAAGCATCTATGAACCTAATCATGAGCATTCAACGACAAGCATCTGCGGACCAGCCAGAGCCTACTGTTGTAGAAAACGTTCCTGACGAGGAGTGATGTAACGCTCTTCTCGTCTGAGAATGGTATGATATAGAAAACCATTAAGGACGAGATATGAGCTTTTCTGTCGCAACCTACGCAGAAAGCCCCTTTAGCGCAGAAGGGGGCGTCAACCCCAATGTTATTCAAGCAACAGAACTTGGCGCCGCTACAGGGGCGGTTGGTTCTGTTACCGCGTTTGCAAACGCAAATGTGGTAATCACAGATAACACAGATGTTCCCGTATTCCGTATCTCTTCCGCGGTTGGTTCCGTCAGTGTTGTTGGGGACAGCACTCTATCCCTCACCGGAGTTCAAGGCACTTTAGCCGTTGACTCCGTTACAGCTAAAGCAAACGCGGACGCTCCTGTCACAGGTTTGTCAGTCACCGGCGCGGTTGATGACGTTGTTGTTATTGCAGACGCAAACACTCCGGTAACAGGTGTAGAAGCGACAGCAGTTACTGATGACGTTGTTACTGTTGCTACAGCGGTCACCGAGGTTACAGGTGTATTTGCTACTGGCGCGGTTGATGACGCTATCGTTGTCGCAACAGCAGTTATCGATGTCACTGGAGTACAGGCTACTGGCGCGGTTGATGACGCCGTCGTTACTGCTAACGCAAATATTGATGTTACGGGCGTCGAAACAACAGCGTTTACAAACGACGCTACTGTTATTGCCACTGCGGTCACCGAGGTTACCGGCCTTGAAGCGACGGCAGAGCTAGACGAAAACTACATCATCCGCACGCAGATTAAGATATTTGTGTCTGGCTTTGAAGCGACGGTTTTCACTAATGATGTTACTGTTACTGCGGACGCAGAGGTTTTCCCAATTTCTCCAGCCATGCTTGGTCAACTTGGTCAAGCACTTGTTTGGGGATTAATTACTCCGGAGCAATCTCCGAGTTATACTGAATTGGCACCAACTCAATCTCCGAGTTATACTGAGATATCTCCGTCTTCAGACGTTAACTGGGTAAACAAAGCGGCATAGGAACTATAGATGGCAACTTATTCGGATAGATTACGTCTTGAGTTAATGACTACCGGAGAATTTTCCGGTACTTGGGGCGACCGTACTAATATCAATTTAGGTACGATCTTAGAGCAAGCGATTGCCGGTCTTAAAACAGTTACGATGACCGATGCTGATAAAACACTGACAACAGCAACTGGTAACGCGTCTTCTCAAGGCGGGACAGATTACACCGACGATGAAGCGCGTTATGCAATTTTATCTATTGTTAGCAGTGAAGCTTTAACAGCGGGAAGAAACGTAGTAATCCCCCCTAGAGAAAAAATATACATCATTAAAAACGGCACTACTGGCGGGCAACAACTTACTATTAAAACATCCGCGGGAACAGGGCTTGTTATCCCGAATGGTAAAACAATGGTGCTGTATTGCGACGGCACTAACACACAATCTGCAATCGATAACTTCCCCGCTGGAACGACTATCGGCGGTGCTGAGATTGCAACAACTACCACCGGCCAGACATTTCAAAACAAAACCATTGAATCTTCTACTCTTGACAGTAGCGCCGTAGGTGCATCGACTCCATCAACAGGTGCTTTCACAACCTTGACTTCAAGTAGCACAACGACTCTTGATGGAACGACTATCCCGTCTAGTAAGACTCTTGTTGATACAGATAGCACTCAAACCGTAACAAACAAAACTATCGATGCGGATAGCAACACCATTAGCAACCTTGAAGTGGATAACCTGAAGTCAGGTGTCCTAGATACTGACTTAACTACAGTTGCGGCGACTGACACAACAATCCCTTCAGCCAAAGCTGTTAAGACGTATGTTGATGCTCATGATTTGGACTTCGCGGGCGACAGTGGTACTGGTGCTGTTGATCTCGATAGTCAAACGTTTACAGTTACTGGCGGCACGGGTCTTAGCTCAACCGCCGCCAATCAAACGATTACATTAGACATTGATTCGACTGTTGCAACTTTAACTGGTACGCAAACGCTGACTAACAAAACATTAACATCGCCGGAGATCAGTCAAATTAAGAACGGGGCGGCGACTATTACAGTCCCGACCTCGACTGGAACAATGTCTTTGTCTGACACAACATATACCGCTGGAACGGGGCTTGAACTTTCCGGTACAGAATTTAGCGTTAATTTAGGTACCGCTGCGACAAACACAGCGACTCAAGCGTCTGTAGGTACCGCGGATGGACGAACCTACCTCGTTCAAACTGATAGTGATGGTGATTTAGTTGTCAACGTTCCCTGGGTAAACACTGAAGGGACAGATACTCAATACGCATCAGGCACCGGTTTAACCCTGGCGGAAGACAACACTTTTAATGCCAACGTGCCTGAAACTTCTCAAACAGTAGCGGCAAATACTCTTTCTGCTACCGCCAGCAGAACTTATGCCATTCAAGTGGACGGTTCGGATAACTTAGTTGTCAATGTCCCTTGGGTAAATACAACATACGATCTTAGTCCTTACGCTCCGTTAGCTGGTGCTACGTTTACAGGTAATGTTTCAGGTACGAACTTAACTTTATCCGGTAACTTGACGGTTAACGGAACAACCACAACACTGGATTCTACAAACACAGTCGTTGAAGACAATTTGTTAGAGCTTAACTCTGGCGCTACAGCTAACGCTAATGACAGCGGTATTATCATTGAGCGTGGCACTACTGGTGATAATGCAATATTTCTTTGGGATGAAAGCTTAGATAAGTTTGCATTAGGTACAACCACCGCAACAGCAGATTCAACAGGCAATATTTCTTACAGCCCCGCGGACTTGGTCCTTAATAATATTGTTTATGAAGGTACTGCGGATGAGTTTGAAACCACAATTGCCTTTGCTGACCCAACAGCCGACAGGACGATTACATTCCCGGATGCGGGCGGAACAGTGTCTTTGTCTGACACCACTTACTCCCTTGCAACCAGTTCTACTTTAGGTCTAGTTAAAGTTGGTTACACCGAAGACGGGAAAAATTATCCCGTAGAGCTTGATAACGAACAAATGTTTGTCAACGTTCCTTGGACGGATAATGACACAACCTACACAGTTGCAACTAGTTCTGCTCTAGGTCTAGTTAAAGTTGGTTACACCGAAGACGGTAAAAATTATCCCGTAGAGCTTGATAACGAACAAATGTATGTCAACGTCCCTTGGACGGATACAACATATGACCTTAGTGGTTACGCACAATTAAGTGGCGCTACATTTACTGGCAATGTTGCAGGCATTAATTTTAATGCTAGCAATAGTATAACAACACCTGAAATTAATGATGATGGTACTTCATTAAGACTAGAATCTGACACTGTAGAAATCAGAGGAACAGATGATGAAAGTGCGGTTAATCTTAGCCTAATAAGTGAACATCTAACTCCATCAGACAATGATGTGATAGGCCGTCTTTATTTTCGTGGGCCGAATAACGCTGGTGGAATTCCATCGTATCCTTTTTACGGAAAAATTGAAGTTCAATCTGCGGATGTATCCGCTGGTACTGAAGACGGGTCAATGTTTTTTTCAGTCACCAAAAATGGAAGTTTGACCACGGCTGTCACTATTGATGCAGACGGTACTGAATTTACAGGTGCAGTAGACATCGACAATGTGCAGATCGATGGCAACACGATTAAAGCAACCGATACAGAGGGTAGCTTGAGAATTGCGGACAACGGTGGCACTGGCGTAGTTCAGATAGGCAGAGCTGGCGACTCAATTTACAAAATTGGTAATCGTAAAATTATTTATGACCCATCGATAGGTAACGATTTAGAGGTTATAGAATGTAGTGTGAACCCAGTTGGCGATGGTTCGTTTATCCAATTTTACGATGGGATGTTTACACTTTATGCCTATGATGCAACAAAACAAGGGATTGCAAATTTCGCTCATGGTTTCAACATAGCTAGCGAAACAACAAAAGTTACAAGCATCAAAGACGAAGACGACATGACTTCTGACAGTGCCACAGCACTCGCCACACAGCAGTCAATTAAAGCGTATGTAGATAATGAAATATCAAATGTCGGTAGTGGACCTGCTGGTCAAGTATCAGGCTCTGGATCTGGAAGCGGATCTGCAACTAGCACAATTACTATTCCTACAAATAATGGTTGGATTAGATTTCAAAAAGTAAGAGTTAATAGCTCCATTCAATACGGCGATATGACTCTTACATATGGCACAGGCACAACATCAACTGTTTCAACTAGTCTAGGAGACAACGACGACTCCACAACAATTACTCAATATGTTGTTTACTTTTAATAAGGAGTTGATATGACAACACTATATAAATTAACTAACGGTGTCATCCAAACTGTTGAAGGTGACATGGATATTGAAGCTCATTTAGCTGATGGTTGGACTGAAACAAAACCAGAAGAATTTGTAACACGAGAAAATGAACTTAAAGCTTTGGAATCAAATACAGAAGATAAAATTTCTGAATTAGAAAAACGTCTAGCTTTATTAGAAGCAGGAACTTAAAGTAAAAGATAATGCCGTTATCCAAGCTAGTCTTTAAGCCCGGAATAAACAGAGAGGGCACCAACTACTCAAACGAGGGCGGTTGGTATGATGGCGATAAAGTCCGCTTTCGTAACGGATACGTTGAACGTATCCGCGGATGGGAAACCATCGACACGAGTATCCTTGGTACGGTGCGTAAACTCCACGAGTTTGTGACACTGCAAAGCCTAAGCTTGATGATGATCGGGACGGAAGAAAAAGTTTATCTAGAAGAATCTGGAACTTTGTACGACATTACTCCGTACCGCAGAACGGTGTTGTTGCCAATTGAAGTGACAGGTGTTTCAGGGACCGCTCAAACTATTTCTTTAAACGTCGGACTTCCTATACCAATTTTGTTGCAAGACATTATTGGGGAAAACGGACCTCTTGGAACAGTGGCAGTCGGGGAAGTGACCGTTACCCACAACGGAGAACGGGTTATTCCAGAAGGTCTGGAGGCCGCTGGTATTGTAGCCAATAACCTATTAATGATTGAAATCAGGCAACCAGAGGATGCGGGTCTGTCGTCTTCTGGTCAGGTTGGTCAGGTTGGAGTAATTACAATGCCTGTCATACTTTCTGGTACGATTGATCTGGAGTTAACACCGTATACCGATGCGGCTACGACCACTGTTGGTACCGTGACTGTAACAACTACAGAAGGTGAATAATGGCTATCAGTTTTTCTACGACATCCGGAAGCGCAACAGCCACGGTACACGATCCTGAACATGGTGTAGAGCTTGGCGACCGTGTTCTTTTTGACACGGTTTCTGGACTAGATGGAACAACGGAAGACTTGTTAACGGGGGAGTTTGTTATTCAAACAATCCCAACGGTTAACACATACACTATCACCCTTCCGGCAAACGCTGGAACTACCTATTCCGAACAAGGACAAGCACAAGCTTTTTATCTTTTAGAAAAAGGATTAGCTACTTCCGTTGCGGGTCCGGGCTGGGGCTCTGGAACTTGGGGCCGTTTAGGTTGGGGCAGTACGCTTGCTAATCTTTATAACCAGACTTTAAGAATTTGGTCTGCCGATAACTTTGGCGAAGACTTAATTTTTAATCATACAGACGGGCGTATCTATTATTGGGATGCGTCAAAAGGACTGACTTCCAGAGCTATTGAGCTAGGCAATCTGGGGAATGCCAGAGAAGTACCAATTATTGCCAAAAAGGTTATGGTCTCTGAGGCCGACAGACATGTACTTGCGCTAGGCTGTAATCCCGTTGGAAGCACCGAACAAGACCCTCTTCTGATTCGATTCTCGTCTCAAGAAAACCCAGCAGACTGGTTACCAACCGCAACCAATACTGCGGGGGACATCCGGTTGGGGCAAGGCTCGGACATCATTGCGGCTTTTAAAACATCTCGCCAGATTTTGGTGTTTACGGAGCACAGTTTGCACAGCCTTCAGTTTATCGGTCCTCCGTTTACTTTTGGCGAAACACTGATCGCGGACAATATCCGCGTGATTGGTCCCAACGCAGGTATTTCGATCAACGACAAAGTTTACTGGATGGGGCAAAACAATTTTTACGTTTATGATGGACGTGTTCAAACAATTCCTTGCTCGGTCCGTAAGTTTGTTTTTGACAACCTCAACCGTCCGCAGTCCTTTAAAGTGTATGCCGGAGCATTTAGTTGGAACAACGAGATTTGGTGGTTCTATCCAGACGAATCCTCGGGAGAGTGCAACCGATATGTTGTTTACAACTACTTAGATAACGTTTGGTATTTCGGAACGATGGACAGAACCGCGTGGCTTGAACCCGGAACCGCGATTCGTAGTTACCCCTTTGCCGCATCTTCCGATGGAAACTTATACAAGCATGAAATTGACGGCTTGTTTGACGACACCAGTACAACGCCTTCAACTCCTCTTAACGCCTTTATTGAGAGTGCAGATTTTGACATTGGCGACGGTGATCAGTTCATGTTGGTTCGTCGAGTCATCCCGGATATTTTGTATGAGGACTCTATTTCTGATAACCCAACAACAACTTTCTCCGTTAAGTCAAAAGACTTTTCTTCTGGAAGCCCGACAGAAACCGTGTCTGGAGATGTTGTCAGGACTATCGCAACCCCTGTAGAAAAGCACACGGATCAGTTATATTTACGAGCAAGAGGACGGCAAATGGCCGTTAGGGTAGAAAGTAACGAATTAGGTACGATGTGGAGACTGGGTGCTCCAAGGTTAGACGCTAGACCGGACGGTAAACGATGAGTGGAAAACGTGTTAATGCTATCTTGCCCAGTGCGCCCGCACAGTATGATCCAACATACCTGAACCAGCTTGTTCGTTCGTTGGAAAACCTTGTCGGAGACGTGCGTAACCCAGTGTTTTCGGCATCTGACTTACCAACCAGAGACGCTATTTCCGTACTCGAAGTTGGGCGGTTGTATCAAGAAGATGGCATAGTCAAGGTCGTAAGGCCCGAGGACAAGTAACATGATGGATCAAGGGATAGGAAGTCTTCACCCTTATTTACAGTATTTACAGAACATGCAAGGTATTGGCTATGCAATGGGTGGGTTTATTCAAGGTCCAGGAACCGGGACTAGCGACGATATTCCTGCTATGATTTACCAGAACGGTGCACCGGTCCAAGAAGCAAGGCTCTCGGACGGTGAGTTTGTCTTCACAGAAAAAGCCGTTAATGGTGCTGGAGGAGCAGCCAAAATGTACGAAATGATGAAAAAGTATGAGGCGCTGGCATAATGGCAACGACGACAAGTACAACTAGCGTTCAGCTTCCTGAGTATCAGGAAAACTATTTAAAAGATTTGCTTGCTTCTGCGCGACAGCTTGGTGGTACTCCAGTCACTGTCCCCGGTCAACAGATCGCAGGGCTGACTCCCGGTCAAACGGCGGCAATCGGTCTTGGCTACTCTGGCGTTGGTTCATACATCCCGATGATGCAAGCGGGTCAACAGACACTTGGTGCTGGGGCCTCGGCCATCGGGCAAGGTATCGGCACAACAATGTCGGGTGCTCCTTTGATTGGGCAGTCTCTTGGTGCGTATGACCCTCGGTCAGTTTCCGCATACATGGACCCATATTTAGAAGACGTTGTACAACAGGCACAAGCTGATATTGGTCGTCAGGGTCAGATTGCACAGCAGGGTATTGGTGCTCAAGCGACAAGAAGCGGGGCCTTTGGTGGCTCTCGTCAGGCAATTGCAGAGCAAGAACTTAACCGCAACGTCATGGAGCAACAGGCTCGTACAGGCTCACAGCTTCGTTCACAAGGTTATCAACAGGCACAACAACAAGCGCAGAACGCATTCCAGAACCAGATGGCTCGTATGCAATCTGGTGCTCAATTGTTTGGTGCGTTAGGTCAGGGGCTTGGTTCATTAGGCGGTCAGCTTGCTAAGACTGGTCTGTCACAAGGCGCTCTTGGTGAGTCAGCGCAGGCGGCGCAACAGCGCGACATTAATGCACTGATGTCTTTAGGTGGATTAGAGCAGGGTCAAGCGCAGTCAGAGTTAGACGCGCAATATCAAAACTATATGCAACAGCAGTATGAGCCGTATCAACGGTTAAGCTTTATGTCTGACATCTTGCGCGGTGTGCCAAGCTCACAAACAACCCTTACATCTACTACGGCACCTGATCCATCTAAGATATCTCAGTTTATGGGACTTGGTTTAGGATTGTCTGGGCTATCGCAGGCGGGATTGTTTGGTGGCGGAGGTCTTGGAGGACTTCTTGGCTTCCGCTCTGGGGGTGCAGTATGAACAACGTCTTGAATCGCAAAATGTTCCGTCCGCGTAATGCTCGCAACCAGCTAAATCAAATGGGCGGAATCATGGCGTCTAGTGTTCCGTTAATGCAAACGGTGCAAAAGTTTGCTAACGGTTCTACACCACAAGGCGTTCGTCCAACCACTTTGTTTGGGGTAAGCGCCGGAGATATAAGAAACTTTATGGCAAACCCGATACGGACAATTTTCCCTCAACCGTCTGGACAAGGGACAGGTGCCCCAAGAATAGTGGGTGCAGGGCTGTCTGGAGTTGGAACGTCAGATGACGCAGGTCTAACCCCTTCGATGCGGTCCGTTCCTGCTCCTACAACACCACAAGCAGATGCTTCAATACCAGACATTCCTCCTGTTCTTAGTGTATCAAATGCACTTAGTAACATGGATGACGCAGGTCTTGATCCTTCACAACAAGGAATCATGTCTGTTCCAACTACGGAAGACGCACCATTTATGGGTAAGCGTACAACGGGGTATAGGAACACAACTCCAGAACGTATTGCTCGCGGTATAGCAATGACTGAAGGTGATCTTCCTTTTGATCAAACAATCCCAGGGTTCTTTGAAGACAAAAGAGCAGCGATGCAGGCTGAAGCTGACAGGCAGTTGGCAGAACAGCGGGAAATAACAGACCCTGACCGTATCGCAGAGCTTGAAGAAAACACTCAAGGGCCTGGAACAACTGTTGCTAAACCTAAGACCACTAAAGCTGAAGTTAAAAAAACGGTTGTACAAAATGCTCCGACAACGCTTGAAGCACAAGTTGGTGCGATAGACAATAATGCATCAAACTTTGCTCAAGATATTGTCAATGCCGCAGAATCTTTAACTTCTGAAACCGACAAAAACGACTTGTATCTTGAAGTGGCAAACAAGAAAAAGCCTGAAGAAAAGCTGACACTAAAGCAACGATTTGAAAAGAACAAAGAGCTTGCCGCAGAACTTGGCCTCTTTAAAGGCGATACAGCCGAAGACAAAAAGATCGATGGCTACAACTTGGCGATGATGGGTTTCTTGATTGCATCTGGTGACAGTCCAAATGCTCTTAGTAATATTGCTAAAGGGGCGGCGGCTGGAGCAGAGAACTTTAGAAAAACTGCGGAAGCCCGTAAAGAACGTAAAGATAAACTTGAGTCTTTTGCACTAACCAATGCGATGTCAGACGAGCGTTCTGAAATCCAATGGGAACGTGAAATGGAAAAGTATGACAAGGGCTTGAAGTACGATTGGATGAAAACCGTCAAAGCTTCCGACGATGCAAAAGCTCAAACGGTTGCTAAGATTGCTTCTGCGCGTTCTAACTTGATGGTGCAACTTGCAAACACCAATTCGGAAGGCAGGAAAGAAAGAGCTTTCAAACTACAATATGCACTGTTCTCAAACTTTGATGAAGCCATGCCTATGGCTGTGTATCAAGCGCAAGAGCAAGGATTAAATATTGGAGATCAAGAAGTCTTTGACGAAGTGATCATGCCAAACGCACTCAAAATATCAGACATGTTGGCGTCACAGAAAACTAAAGCTGTGCTTCCGGGTCAAGTTGGAAGTCCAGAAAGAACTAGATCAGACGCTCTCCAAAGATTGGTTGACATACAAAAATCAGGGATGGGTGGAGCGCAATATTTTGACGCACAGGGAGGTCTTACTCCTGCGGGACAAACTGCTTTAGAACAGCAGATGCGTTACATTACTGAAGGTACTTTTGTTGAAGCGGGTCCTCGAACTGTAACAACTCGAGAAGAGTATGACGCTTTAACTTCTGGAACAGAATACGTTGACGCTAATGGAGTGCCTGGAGTCAAACCGTAATGGCTAAGACAATGTTTGGGGACGAGGCTGTAACAGCCCCGTCTCAAACCCAAACAATGTTTGGAGACACAGCAGCTCCAGCCCCAACTCAACCTGAAGAAGAGGTCGGAACTTTTGAAGACATATCAAAAGGGGCTGCTTCTGGTCTTCTTGCCATACCACAAGGGATCACCGAACTAGGTGCTCTTGGTATTGATTACGCGTTTGATACGAATACGTCTCGTGACGTTACCGGGGCGTTTGAAAGTGTTCGTGACACCTTGGGTATTCGTCCACAAGGCACCGCAGGTCAAGTTACTGAAAGCATCGTCAACTTTGCCGGTGCTGCAATTCCTGTCATTGGTTTTCTTTCAAGAGCTAGCCGTGTCGCTCAAGGTGGCAAGGTTCTCGAGTCAACGAGCAAGCTGGGCAGAGCCGCAGAAGCTCTTGGGTCAAGCTCAACAGGTAAGGCTTTACTAAGCTCTCGTCCTCGACAAGCCGTCACTACCAGTGTCGCTGCCGGAGTGGCAGACCTTTTTGTGTCAAAAGATGGGCAAGCCACTATTTCCGACGGTTTTGATGCATTACCAGAAGCATTAAATACTGAAGACGACACAGGGTTAATGGGCCGAGATGAGGCCGCCCGCCGGTTCAGGAACAAATTAAGAGTAGGTGCTGAAGGCGCGGGTATTTCAGGAGCTTTTGAAGTTGCGTTCCCTGTTATTGGCGGGGTAGCCCGTGGTGCTGCTCAAATACCCGGAGTTAGTAGTGCAGCAAATGTAATCAGCAAAGGCTTTAATGCGCTCGGCAATAAATTTGCACAAAACAAAACCATGAAAAAATGGTTTACTTCTGCTGGCCTAACACCACGCGAGCTGTACGAAGATCTTACTTCGACAGAAGCGTTAGTTGACGAGCTGACAGATGCCGCATCCAAAAACCTTGCCGCGTTTGATACGGCAGCAAAGAAAGTTGTCAAAGGTCAGGGCATCTTAGGTGTATTTGGATTGGGTAAAGGTGGGATCACTAAAGCGCACGACGATCTTCTCAGATTTTTAGAAGGCGACACTCAGGCACTCGACGTATACGGGAAAGAAGTTGTTTCCGCCGGTCAGACGATGCGCGATCAAATTGACGGCCTTACAGATATTCTTTCTCGGCAGCTTGAAAATGTTTCTGAAGAAGTACTCGACCCCAAACTTAAAGCAAAATTGCTTGCTGAACTCGAAGAAAATAAAGGTAGTTATCTCCGAAGGATCTACAACGGTGCGCTTGATCCTGAAAAAGTCATTGATGGGTCCATTAAAGAAACTCCGATGTACAAAGCTGCTGTCGGGGAAGTCGCAAAAATCCTGCGGAACAGAGACAAGAGCTACGTTAAATCCGGCATCATGAAAGAATTGCGAGAGCTGGATGAGTACTCCGAAGATGCAGCTCGGATGATTGACGGAGAACTGTTAGGTGATGTCAATGATGCTGGAGTGGATGCAGTGCAAGCACTTCGGAACAGGAAAGAAAGTCTGGATAGCGGAGCAAAAGCACTTGGTGCTGATGGCCGGAAACCCTTGTATGAAATTTCTGAGGGTTTGTTGAAAGACAGGAAAGCTTTCTTGGACAAGGCTCCATCGTTCCGAGCATTGATCAATCAAAGCCGTGATCCAAAAGAATTGTATCTAAGAACGGTTGGCGACCTGTCCAACATTGTCGCGTCTAATAACCTTTATGACAATTTTGCGGCGGCATTCCGGCAAGATATTGCTGGAGCAAGGGAAACGATAAACGCAGGTGGACGCCCGTTAGTTGTCAGTAGTTTAAATCTTTCCAATTCCGATGCGGATTTTTTGATCGGACAAGGGTACAAACAGCTTGGGACTTTCGATAAAAAGTCTGCTTTTGGTGGCAAGTATGGTTCTCTTTCTGGGAACTATGTAGCACCGGAAGTATACGGCGCTTTGACTATACCAATGAGAGCGCAAACTGGTCTTGGAGAAGCCCTAGCTATCTCACTCCAAGCCAAAGGCTTATCTCAGATGGCAAAGACTGTACTGAATCCACTTGCTCAGGTCCGTAACTTCTTGTCCGGTTCATTTTTTCTCGGAGCGAACGGTAATGTCATGCGGAACATGGAGCTAGGTGATTCATGGCGTTTGACTTGGGGTAAAGCTGCTGACCTTGCTGACGACGAATTCCGGAAATTCTATGAGATGACCGGTAAGCTCGGGGTCCGAGATCAAAACTTACAGGTCAACGAATTCCGTCAACTGTTAAGGGAAGGCAAAGACCTTGAATACTCGGGCCGCATGGCCGCAGGGTTGCAGACCATCCTTGATAAGACTCCAGGTGTCCGAGGCTTACAGAAAATATATTCTGGAACAGATACTTTCTGGAAGATCTCAGGCATGTTGGCTGAGAAAGCTAAATACGCCGCCGCTCTCCGTAAGGCTGGTATCAATTTAGATGACGCACAGGCTCCAAAGTTTGCCGCCGCTGTTGAATCTTTAATAAACTCGGGCGTTGCTCCTCGGTCCTCGGGCCTTGCTGGAGTTGTGGATGACGTTCACTTCCTTGATTTGCTTTCTTCCGACATCGTTAAAGCAACAATGCCAACATACTCGCGTGTCCCAGAAGCCATCAAACAAATCCGGAGAATACCCTTAGTCGGTAACTTCGTTGCATTCCCTGCGGAGATTGTTCGTAACACAGCAAATATCTTTAATCAGGGGCTAAAAGAACTGTCGTTCAAAGCAACCCCTGAGCTTGTTGAAGCTGTCGGAGAAAAAGCCGCCCGTCAAATGCAGAAAGAAATTAGGGCGATTGGTGCACAGCGGATGACATCTTATGTTGGCATGGCCTATGTAGTTCCGCGGTCAGCACAGGGTGCAGCGATGGAGCTGACCGGAACAACTGCGGAAGACATGGAAGCTCTAAACCGGATGGTGCCAGAATACTTGCGCGGGCACGTTTTGATTCCTCTAGACAAGCCACAAAACGGGAAGCTTCAGTACATCGACTTCAGTTACATGAACCCCTATGACTTTGCTCTTTCACCAGCTAGACAAGCGTTGCGTATATACAATGAAAAAGGTGAGGTCAGTAGCAATGAAGTTGCCAATCTGACCGCTGGTTTGTGGCAGGGAGTAAAAACATTCTTCGAGCCGTTTGCAGGTGAGTCATTGATTGCTGAACGTATCCAAGACGTTTTGCCACAAAGTTATTTTGGCCGCGGTGGTAAGACAGGGTTTGGTGCCGAGATTTACGGAAAGTCTGAGGACGTTGGAACACAACTTCGGCGCAGCATGAATCACATTGTTGGTGGTTTTAACCCAGGGTTGATCGAACAATTTGCTATTGAGCGTGGCGGTGAGTTTGTCCCCGGACGTGCAACCCGAGCAGCCTTTGGGATACCGGGTCGCCAAGGACAAGAAAGTTCTACAAAAGAAGAGCTGTTGACCGCGGTTACTGGTCTTCGACGCATGGACCTTGATCTACCAAACACTTTGTTCTACCGAGGTTATGAGTACTCCGATCTCCGGACCGATGCTGTTGGTAACTTTACTGGAGTTGCAAAACGCAACGATGCAACGGAACAAGAAATTATTGATACATACCGTAGAACAAACCAAGATTTGTATCGTGCTCAAGCAAAACTGATGCAGGTTGTTGAGGCCGCTCGGCAGTTAGGCATGAGTGACGGGGACATTCGATATGCTCTGAAAAAAGAAGCTAACGTCGGTACCCGTGAGTTAAACGCCGTCATGCGTGGAGTTTTTGAGCCAATCAAAATCAGCACGAATGTTCGGCAAGATATTGCGCGTGAAGCCTTCATGCGTAAACAGCCACGGCTTGTTACTCGATTGCCTGAAGCGGAGCTTGCTCAGATTCGTAACGAAATGTATGGCATTAAATTAAGACCCGAAGAGCCTGCTCCATCTCAAGCAACGATGTTTGGGGATACAACGGCACCTGCTCCTGCACCTACTACTCCTCGAACAACGATGTTTGGGGATACAACGGCACCTGCTCCTGCTCCGGCCCCCACAACGGCACCTAGAACAACGATGTTTGGAGACACGTCTGCTCCTTTGTCACAAAGCAGTAACGCAACATCTCCTATATTAAACCCTGATCCGACAACCCGAGCACTAGCTGAAGAACTGGAGAGAAGAAATGGACAGAGATAGACTAGCCGCGCAACTTCGTTTACATGAAGGCGTAGAACACAAACCATACAAGTGCACCGCCGGATACTTAACCATTGGCGTGGGACGCAACATCGAAGAGCGTGGCTTATCGGATGATGAGATCGATTATATTCTTAACAATGATGTTGATATTGCTACTAGTGAGCTTGCTAGTACATTCGATTGGTTTACTGGTCTTGATGATGTCCGTATGCGCGTCGTGGTTGATATGGTTTTTAACCTCGGTATGCCGCGGTTTAAACAATTTCAGAATATGCTTGCGGCCATCGAGGCGCAAGATTGGCCGGAGGCCGCCGCCCAAATGATGGACTCGCGTTGGGCGAAACAAGTAGGAGCGCGAGCGGAACGCCTCCGTGACATG